AAGAATCAACGAATTAAACCCAGTGGGTTCCCAGTAGGATCCCAGCAGGAACCCAGTGGCAACCCAGTGGCAACCCAGTGGAAAGCTAACCATAACCATAACCATATTACTTCCGTAGGTTTCAAATCGTTCTGGGAAGCATACCCGAAAAAGGTTGGGAAAGGGTTTGCTGCAAAAGCTTGGGAAAAGCACAAGCCGGATCTCGACCAGGTTCTCAACGCATTGGCCTGGCAGACTGTCCAGCCGAACTGGACCAAAAACGGCGGGCAATACGTTCCAAACCCGGCAACCTACATCAACCAACAGCGCTGGCAAGATGAGCCGCAACAAGGACAGAACACGCTCACGACACTGGTCAAATCCTCCTGCCTTTAATCCATGAACTACATCGCAACCGCAACCGAAGACGCGCTTCTGGCGACGTTCGCCCAGTTCCCCGACACCCTGGTCCGCAACATCCACGCAGTCACCGCCGAGATGTTCGCTCAACAAAACCGCCCGGTTTTTCGTGAGGTTCTCGAGGCGGCATTGGCTGGGCAGCATCCAGACCTGCTGATCATCACCGCAAAGCTGCGCCAGGACGGTGAACTCGAGGCTGCAGGGGGTGCCGCCCAGATGTCCGAACTTTGGACTGCGCCCGTTTCGCCTAGGAACGCCCAAAAACTGATCGCAGACCTGCGCCGCTGTCATGAGGCTCGGAAGCGGCTGGAAGCGCTAAAATCGGCACAGGAATGCTTGGAAACGGCCATGCTGTCCGGTTCGTCGTTGCTCGAGGCGTTCCAGCAGACCGAAAACCTGTTGGCCGAAGCTGGCAAGATCCCTGGAAAAGCCCTGGCGAGCAAATCGATGAAGATCTTGGCCGGCGAACTGATCGACGAACTCGAGGACCGTCTGGCGCACGCTGGTCGGATCCCTGGCGTCTCGACTGGGTTTCCAACCATCGACCGGGAAAGCGGCGGCATGCAGGGCGGCAAGGTCTGGGTCGTCTGCGGTCGCCCAGGTGACGGCAAGTCGGTCTTGATGCAAAATTTCTGCGAGTCTGCGATCGAGCAGGGCAAGTCGGTGAGGATTTACCCTCTCGAGATGTCCCAGTCAGAGCAGGCATTTCGAGTGCTTTGCAGCACCGGCGGCATAGACAACCAGTCCATGGGTCGAGGCACGCTCACTCGCACCGAGCAGGAAGCCATGGCCCTGGCGCTGAAGCGCATGAGCGCAATGAAGGCGGACATCGTCGACGTCGATGGCGCCACCGCATCCGACATCCTACACGACATCGAGCAGTGCGATGCTGACGTCATCATGGTCGATTACCTGCAGCTGATGGAAGATACCGGACCCCGCAAAGGTGCCACCCGCGAGGAGATCATCGCCAGCGTTTCTAGGCGCCTCAAGCGCACCGCCAAAAAGTCCAACAAAATCGTGCTGACCGCTTCCCAGCTGAATGACAACGGACAGCTGCGCGAGTCTCGAGCGATCGGCCAGGACGCTGATGCCGTGTTTCGCATCGAGAAAATCGACGGCAAGGATGATGCTCGCACGCTCATCTGCGACAAGCTGCGCGGCGGAAAGCGACTCTGGACAAAGCAACTCGATTTCCTCGGTCACATTTACAAGTTCCGCGAACCCATCATGTAAACCCCCAAAAATAACAATCCCATGATCGACACCATCAAAGACATCCTATCTCAAACCAAATGGCACGCCAGCCGACGCATCAGCGAACTTCACAAAGCGCTGGGCATTCCGCAGAACAAACGAGGACGAAAGCCTGTCACCGACGAAAACCGTCGCGCAGAATATCTGTCGCAGCATGGCAAAGCCCGCAGAAAACTATTGAAACAATGCAAAAAGTGCATCAAGTGCGCCAGGGACAATGACCGCTTCCCCAAAGTGCATTGCTCGTCATGCGCTCAAAAAGACAGCGTCAAACGCAGAAAACAAATCATCATCAACCGACTGGAGTCCAACGAATAAATCATGAGCAACTACAACATCAGCATCGACCTCTCAGCCCTGCAGGGCGCACGCATCGTCGAGAAGGACGGAAACAAACATTTGGTCATCAACCTGGCCAAGTCTCGAGCCAAAGCGCACCAAAACGGCAAGGTTTACCTCAACCTAGAGGCGATCGAAGCGAAGCAAACCGGCAAATTTGGCGACACCCATTTCGTCAAAGAAGCGACCTCGAAGGAAGAGCGCCTGGAAGGGCTGAAACTCCCGATCATCGGCAACGGCAAGCCGTTCGGTGGCAACCGTCAACCCAAAGCTGACAGTTGGGGCGATGAGGGGCGCAAGGTCAATTACACCGCCAAAGACGCGATCCAGGAAGACGACGGAGGCGAGATTCCCTTTTGACCATGATGGACTTCGACCCAACCCTTCCCCTGCGCGATAGCCAGCATGAGCGCTTTGCGCAACTGCTGGCTGCTGGCAGTTCGCAGACCGAGGCTTACGCGGGGGCAGGGTATGAAGAGCATGCAAGCAACGCCAGCCGCCTGAGCCGAAACGATAAGGTGCAAGCTCGGATTTTATGGCTCAAGCAGCAGGCCGAAACCGACTGCGTGCTGACCATCTCGGAAAAGCGCCGGATCTGCCGCGAGATTGCCACGCAGGGCGAGAATCGCGATCGTCTCAACGCCATCAAGGTCGACAACGATTTGGCATTCGACGGCAGCGAGGCGAACAAAACACCGACGATCGTGGTGAAAATCGGCGGTTTCGACGATGACGACGATTGAACTGCAGATCAACCCTCGAAAGGCTTTCCTGCCGTATCTGAAGCGGGAGAAGCGGTTTTCCTGTCTCGTCTGTCACCGGCGAGCGGGAAAGACCTATTCCTGCCTCCAGGACATCCTGGCTAGGGCGCTGACGCACAAGCGCAAAAGTCGCAACCCGCTGCGCTACGGTTACATAGCACCGACCAGGGACCAGGCCAAAGACATCGCCTGGAACTACCTGCAGAAGTTCACCCGGGCGATCCCCGGCACGAAGGTGAACCAGCAAGAACTCAGCTTGGTGCTGCCAAACGAAGCGCAGATCCGGCTTTACTCGGGCGACAGCTACGACCGCATGCGCGGCCTTTACTTCGATGGCGTCGTGATCGATGAGCCTGCGGACATTGACGGCAGCGCTTGGCCTTTGGTCATCCGCCCCTGCCTTTCCGATTATGCAGGCTGGGCGACGTTCATCGGCACGCCAAAGGGCAAGAATGCGTTTTACTCCCGTTACACCGAAGCGTGCGAGAATCCCGAAGAATGGTTCAGCATGCTGTTGCGTGCGAGCGAAAGCGGCATCATTCCCGACGCCGAACTAGCCAGCCTGCGCTCGGGGATGCCAGAGCATGCGTTCAAGCAGGAATACGAGTGCGACTTCAGCGTGGCGACACCTGGCGCCATTTACGCTTGGGTCATCGAGAAAGCCCGCCAGGAGGGGCGCATCGGCAAGATGCCGTTGGCAGATGCTCCGGTCTACACTTCCTGGGATCTTGGTAGTCCACAAAACACCTCGGTCTGGTATTGGCAGATCGTTGGCCGCGAGATCCGCGTGATCGACTGCGACACCGGCGACCTCGGTGTCAACACCCTGCAGGAACGAGTCGCGCACATGCAGCGCAAGGGCTACCCCTACGGGTTGCACTTCCTGCCGCACGACGCCGGCAAAAAGGAATACACCGGCAAGACGTTTGCGGATGAGCTAGCATCGACTGGCATCGGCCAGGTGCGCGTGTTGCCAGTCACGACGGACATCTGGCTGGGCATCAATGCGCTGATCGGCTTGTTTCCGACCATGGTTTTCCGCACGCCAGCCTGCGAGATCGGCCTTGATGCGCTGGGAAGCTATCACACAAAGGAGGTCGACCGTGGCAAGATTATCTCGAGCGTGCCGGTCCACGACTGGTCAAGCCACACCGCCGATGCGCTGCGCTACATGGCAGAAGCCATTGGATCCGGCATGGTCAAGGCACCCGGCATCACGGGTCGTCCTGAGTCATCCAGGCGCCGAGGTGGCATGCAGCAAGGCGGTTTCGTCGGCTAACCTTTACAACCTATGTTCAACCCAACGATTGCAGCGTGCGACAAACTCCAAGAACTCGGCGAAGACTTCGAGGAACGCCTGGCCTGGAACCTGGCGCACGGTTACGTCTACGCCAGCCCGACAGCGTTTGCCATGGCGCATGTTTACGACCTGCTGGGCGAACAAACAATGTGGGTTGACATCGTGGCGGGCGACATGCTGGAAGCTATTTCTCACGCTCCTGACGTAAAAAGGGTTTGCTATCTCAGACGCGGCAAGTTAAGGTCGATGCAATTCGCCCACTTATGGAAACGCCTGACTGCCCAGCAACCTTCGGAGAGTTCCGCCCCTGCACTCTAGGCGGCAAGCCACCGCTTAACGGAGGAGGCAAACCCGTTAAGCCGAAACCGGCACCGCCTGCTCCTGCTCCTGTGCAGGCCGATCCCCAGGCTGGACTCGAGCAAGCGACCGCAGCCAACAAACGACGCAAGGGACTGCGTGCGTCGATTATTTCGCAGATGGCAGGTGATCAGCAATCGCAGACCCTCGGTGCTTCCACTGCGCTCGGAAAAATGGGGCAAGGATATTGACCTATGATGACCCAAGATGCCGTCGAGCAGGTGTGCAAGCGCTACCAAGCGCTGAAGGATTTTCGCGCCACAGCTTATGATCCGCAGTGGCAGGATATTGCCGACTACATCATGCCACGCAAAGGCGGCATCAATCGCAAACAATACAACGTCCAGAACGCCGGCGAGCAGAACATCTTTGATACGACTGCCGAGCATGCTATCACCGTCGCCGCAGCGGGTCTGACATCCTGGACGACGCCCGCTTACGAACCATGGTTTAAGTTTGCGCCAGCACGCAACCTGCGCGGCGAAGATTCAGTGCAGCGCTGGATGACTGAATGCACGCAGCTGATCCAGGAATACCTGAGCAACAGCAATTTCTACAACGAGATCCACGAAGACAACATCACGCATTTGACGTTTTGCACTTCGGCCATGTTCAGCCAAGTGCAGAATCAGAAGCTTGTCTTCAACACGCTGCGCATCGGTTCCTACGTCATCGACGAAAACTACCTGGGCGTCGTCGACACGCTGATGCGGGAGTTTGAACTGACTGCGCGAGGTGCCGTCGACCAGTTCGGCCTGGACAAGGTGTCGCCAAAGATCCGCGAAGCTTACCAGCAGGGCGGCAAGATGCTCGACGCCGAGTTCAAGTTCCTGCATGCGGTTTATCCTCGCAGCAACGCCGAGCAAGGTCGCACGGTGCCCGAGAAGAAACCGTTTGCTTCGGTCTACATCGAACTGGAAGACCGGCACATTTGCCAAGAAGGTGGGTTTGATTCGTTCCCCTTCCACGTTGGTCGCTACGAGAAATGCGACTTCCTCGAAACCCGCTCGCCCTATGGCTACGGTCCAGGCTTCAAGATGCTGCCCGAAGCGCGGCAGTTGAACTTCCTGCAGAAGATGCTCGACGTTGCCACCGAGAAGCTGACTTTCCCGCCGCTGATGGTGCCGGACAGCTTTGAGGGTGAACTGATCACCTCTGCCCGTGGCGTGAACTACTATCCGCCAGGGATGAATGACGACCGGATTTATCCGCTCAACACGACTTTGGACATCCGTGCGAGCATGGAGCGTGCGAACCTGCGTCAGCAGATTGTCGGTCAAAAGACGCACCTGGACATGTGGCAGATGATGTCCAACCTCGAGGGCATCCGCACCGCGACCGAGATCCAGCAACGTGCCGCTGAGAAGATCGACACGATCACGCCCGCTTACACTCGCTTGACCAGCGAGAAGATCGGTCCGCTGATGATTCGCGTGTTCGAGCAGTGCGCCGAGAACGGCATGCTGCCACCGGTGCCGCGTGAAGCGATCATCGTCGAGGAGAACGGCATGGCCGAGATCCCGAACCCGTCGATCCAATATACTTCCAGGCTTGCCCTCGCCATTGCTGCGGTGCGCACGGTTGGCATGGACCGAATGATGGAACGGGTGGCGACGATCGCCCCGATGCGTCCCGACGTTCTCGACCCGATCAACTTCGACTATTACGTCGCTGAGACTGCCCGCAATTCCGGTGCGCCTCCCGAGTTTATCCTGCCGCCCGAGCAGGTCGAGGCGATGCGTCAACAACGCGCACAACAACAACAAATGATGCAACAGCTGCAAGCCGCGGAGATGGGCGCCAATGCCGCATCCAAAGCTGCACCGTTGCTTGAACAAGCATGAGAACCGAATTCGCAGATTTGCTGCGCAAAAACACCCCTGAGGAACACGCTCGAAAAGACGCGGCGATCATTCGCTTGGCGAGCAATGAGGATTTTCAGATCCTGGTGCGTCACTGGAATTCCATTTCGCCCCTGTTCGCCGCCATCTTTGCCGGCGACACGCCCGAGAAAGCTGCGGCTCGAGACGGCGCTAAGGGACACCTGCGCGAGATCTTCGGCGTGCTGATGACTGCCAGTGCCGTCGAGAAACCCAAACGCAGTCGCAAACAGAAAATCGATGAACCAACCAAGTAAACGTCGAGGACGTCCTCCCAAAGCAATTTGCCCGAATGGTGCGCAGGGAGATCCTGCGACAGCTGTAATACCAGGTGAAAGCCTGGGGCGGTTTGTTCATGTGCCGCCTGCGTGTGAAACAAAGGGCATCTTTTCCGAACCCGAGCAGGACATCGCTGCCGGTGACAAGACCCCTGCCGTCGTCGAATGGCGCCGGCATTATTGGCCCAAAGATCAATTCGATGCCGTCTACCCACCGACGCGCCGAATGAACACGAACAACGAACCCAAAAAACAATGAGCGACGAAGCAAACACCACGACCACGACCGAACCCGGCACCACGGCCACAGAAACCCATCAAACGGCGACCGCAACGTCGTCCGAGTCTAGCAGCACCCAAGTCGGGTTTGCCGCGTTTCTCGACGAATCTGGCGCGAAGTTCAAGGAAGGCTGGACTGCCGGCCTGCCCGATCACCTCAAGCCGTTCGAAAAGACCCTGGCAAAGTTCCCGACGCCGACCGACTTGCTCGGATCCTACGGCAACCTCGAGAAGAAGCTGTCGAGCAAGACACCGACGGCACCTGGCACCGATGCCACCGACGAACAGCGTGCCGAATGGCGCAAGCTGATCGGGGCGCCGGCAACGCCCGAGGACTACGGTTTGGCACCAGGCGAAGGCATGGAGGCTACTTGGAACGCCGAGATGGCAAAATCGGCTGCAAGCGTGGCTCATAAATACGGCATCCCCCAGGCTGCACTCGGTGAACTGGTCGAGCTTTACAATTCGACCATGCGTGGCGCAGCTGAATCTGCAGAAGCTGAAGCTGCGGGCGAAGCGGAGCGAGTCATGGCAACGCTCAAGAAGGAATGGGGCAAAGACGCTGGCGCCAACGCCGGTCGAGTCCAGCGTGCTGCCACAAGCCTGGGGCTGGATCTGTCCGATCCGAAATACGGCAACGACCCGAACATCGCCAAGGCGCTTTTGCGTTACGACCTGCAGTTCAACGAAGACGCCGGCCTGATCGGCGCAGGCGAAGCCGCAGGCTACAAGTCGCGCATGGAGCAGATCGACAGCAAGCTGCGGTCGCTGCCAGCGAGTTCGGACGAAGCGCAAAGCCTGGTCGCCGAAAAGCGTCGACTGTGGGAAGCGCTCCAACGATAACCCAGGCGAAACCCAACAGAAACCCAGCGGGAACCCAACAGGAACCCACTGGGTTTTTTGTTAGCTTTGACCGTGAACGGGCTTTTTGGTGCGCTTCCTGTTGCGCAGTAGACTCTCAAGGGTGATGACGTTGATGTAGCCTTCCGGCAATCCAGCATCCGACAGCAAATGTCGGCACAGTTCTTGTTCCTCCAGCGTTTCAGCGTGTTTCTGCAATAGCGAAATGCAGGCATAGCTGGCATAGATCAGGTCACGCAGGTGCTCGAGCTTCGTCATGGATTTGTTGCGGTTAAGTGTTTTCCTTGTGGCGTTGAGCATGACAGCATGCGCACAAAACCACGGTGTCCCTGGGGCGAAAGCATTCAAATCCTCGGTTGCTGTAGCGCAGGTGATGAACGTGCAGTTGATCGGCGGCGCCACATGATGAGCAACAATTGCCTGATTCCTTGATTTTTTCAGCCCGAAAAGCCATCCAATACTCACTGGCAAGGAACTGCTGGTAGGGCAAGCGAGATAATGATGCGTGATGCAGTCGTTTACTGCCCCGAAATGGGTCTGAAGCTTTGGTGCCCTTGGTTTTCTTAGGCTTGACGGTGGACAGTGCTGCCACGCGTTTTGAAACGTGGTTCATGGCGGCAATGCGCAATTCCACGGGATAAAACGGGCAGCGTCTCAAAATCAATGACCACAAATTGGGGCGAAGGTGTGGATTGGCTATCTCGGACAAATGGACGGCAATTGCGTCAAGGTCGGCTAAAAACGGCAGACCTGGGACGGTTTTGGAAATGGGTTTTTTTGAGTTCATTGGTTTAAACATCTCTCTGCCAAGACCCCCCCTCCCCCCATGCAAATGGCGGTAAGGAAAGGCGACCTTCCAAGCTTGTTTATCCTCGCCTCAGAACTTGCGCCCCCAACGAGTCTCCCGTGTTTGACGCTACGGAAAGCACTGGCATCTCACTGCCTGCATGTCGAGCGTTGCTAGCGTTTCCGCTTCGCTGCCCTGTTTTGTGGACGGTGGGCAAGTAACCAAACAAAAAGGCCGGCGCGTGGAAGAACGCCGACCCTTTGCGGTTGCTGTAGAGCGGAATGCGCTCTTCCACAAGCACAACCTATTGTTGCCAGGATTCTACCAAAACCCCGTCCCCAATCAAGGATTATTTTCGACTGTTTTTACCAGCATGATCCTGTCGTTCTTGCCGGTCTGTTCACAAAAAGATTTGCGCCACTGCTTCGTGCCTTCGCGTTCGACAACTTTGCCGCAGTGCTTGCAGCGGTAAATGCTGGTGATGGGTTTCATTTCGGCTTGTGCTTCTTCAAAATCTTGCTCACCTCATGCGCCGCGATGCGGTAGTCGCCAGCCATGTAGCCGCAGGCAAGCTGCCAAGGTGTAATTTGATGCGGTCTGGCACCGTCTGGAACTGCGCCTTGTTTGGCGTATATGCGGGCCTCACGGAGGAACATTTCGCGCAGGGCTTCGAGGTCGGTTAGGATACAGTCGGGCATTGTAGTTTTACTGACCAGTAAAGCTTGACCATTCCATGAAACATTGCACTTTGTGAAAGGTAATGCCTACCGCTGCAAGGGCCAGCCTCGCAACCCTGAACATGGAGAACCCGTTTCTGTCAGAGCGTCGGAATGACACGGCAGGCAAAATGGTGAGCGGCCTTGTTTTACGCGCTTGCAAGGCGGGGTTTAAGACTAACCAAGGACTAAGCCTCGACGCAATGCCACGACGCTCAAAGGGTCAGAACAACATCACGCAGACGCCGCCAGTGCAGCAAACCGTTTGCGATACGCTGACACGCATTGCCTGCTGACACTGCGTTCGGAGCAGATTTCCTTGTTGCTGCGGCTCCAGTCGACGTTGTCCCAGGTGCTGCGGCGGACAAGCAAACTCGTTCTGCCCCTTGGAATGCCAGCTTTCATGCGACGTTGACGCACCACAGCGTAAGGCACGCCGGTTTTCCTGGAGATCTCAGCGTCGCGCAACGACCAATCTTGTGCCGCCACCCATTGTTTGATGTCTTCGTGTGTCATAGTTCTTCGTTGTATCGGTATTTGAGAAGCAGTGTCGCTTCGTGGATTATTTTCTTGATGTCTTCTGCGCCGTTTTTCCTGGCATGCCGGCACGCTCGTTTGATGATGCAAGCTTCCAGGAAAGGGATCTTGTTTGCCTCGATGAACTCGATGGGCTGGATGGTCAGCGTCTTGTAATGATCGCCGCCGATTTGGGATTCTAGTGGGTCCATGGTTTACGGTGTCAAACGATAGGTCAATCGGGCGCAATAGCAAGCTGATGTTGTCACAAATTGCACCCCCTTATTTCTGACAAAATCATCCTCACCGAGGAAACTTGAGTGGGGACAATTATTTCCGCTTGCAAGATTTCACGTTTTGCGCGTAAATAGTAATGCCGCCCGAAATTCGGACAACGGCAACACCTCCGCAGGACACGGCCCGCAAGGACAACCGAGGACTCGAGATCACGACATCTCAACCGCTGATGGCACAACGCCGGCAGCACACCTCAACTTTTCAATCACCCACCGTTATGGCACTCACGATTCCAGAATTCTATCCTAACCAGTTCGATTCGGCCTGGAAACAGGAACTCCAGCAGAGCGATTCCCGCCTGCTTTCCGCCGTTACTCGCGCCGATTTCACCGGCAAGAAAAAGGCTTACAACCTCATCACCGCTCGCAGCGCTGAAAAGATCCTTGCCCGCAAAGGCACGACTCCCGATGGCGAATTCGACGGCAACAAATACTGGCTCACCCAGTCTCCCTACCAGCTGGTCACGACCTTCGACGAGTGGGACGAGACCTACCTGGGTCAGATCATCCTGCCGACCAGCGAAGAGTTCCAGGCTCACCGCAGTGGTTTCAACCGCAGCATCGACGACGTCATCATCGAGTCCTTCGACGCCACCCGCTACATCGGCGAGGACGGCACGACTGCTGACTCGTTCCCTGGCGGTCAGAGCATCGCGGTGAACTACGTCGAAACCGGCTCGCCGGCTAACAGCGGTCTGACCATCGGCAAGCTGCGTGCTGCCAAGCAGACCATGGACGAATCGGAAGTGCCGGATGGCGATCGCTACATCGCGGTCACGGCTCAGGAAGTGCAGGATCTCCTCCGCACGACCGAGGTCACCAGCGCCGACTTCAACACCGTCCGTGCGCTTGCTTCGGGTCAGCTTGACACCTTCCTCGGTTTCAAGTTTATCCGCACCGAGCGTCTGCCGATCAACACCAGCACCGACGTCACCAGCGTGTTCGCTTGGCACAAGTCCGGTCTGAAGTTCTCCATGCACGGCCTCAAGGCTCACATGGACATCTTGCCGACCCGCACGCACTCGCTGCAGCTGCGCACGACCGCCATGTTTGGCGCCGTTCGCTGCCAGAACGAGTATGTGGTTCGCGTTTATTGCGACCGCAGCCCGGCCTGATCCTCATAGCCCTGGGGCGTAAAACCCCCAGGGCAACCTTTAACCTCATCTTTACCCTCACCCATCATGGCTACTGTCTACACCTCCTTCGCTCAAGACCAGGTCGATGCCGCTCTGAACGGCGCCGATCGCCCCACGCTGCCCAGCAATGGCGGCAACCTGCACTGCGTCAACGTCAGCAAAACCAGCTACACGGCTGCGACCGCCGATCCGCTGTATCTGGTGAAGCTTCCCAAAGGTTCCCGCATCGTGCCGCAGCTTTGCTCGGTCGATCACGGTGACGCTGGCGATGCTTGCACCGGCACTGTCGGTTACATCTACGACGACGGCACCGGCGATGCTGACGGATACGCGACTGCCCTTGCCCTTGGTGGCTCGGCTGGCTCGGAATCCTTCAGCGCTACCGCTGGCGCTGCTGCGCTGACCCCTGTGACGCTGACCGACGACGCTTGGGTCTATGTGACCTGGACGACCGTCACGAACGGCGCCTCGCACTCGCAGACCTGGAACCTGGTCTACACCCTCGCCTAATCGGCGCCCGCCCTGCAACCCCCAACAAGCCGGGAGGGTGTCAAAACCTTCCCGGCTTTTTGCATGACTTATGACAAAAACTGACATCGCCAACCTGGCAATCACTCATCTCGGCGGGCGGCAAATCAAAGACGTCGACTCCGATCAGACGCCACAGGCTATCGTTGCTTTGCAATGGTTCGCCACCGCAGCCAAAGAAGCGCTGAAGTCGCACCCATGGAACTTTGCCATCGCTCGCACTCGGTCGACGATTGCATTTACTTCGTTGTCAGGATCTGCGCTGGCAGACAACGGCAGCGGCGAATTCCGCGTGACGTCCAACGGTCATGGGCTTGTCACCGGTGACCGCATCCTGCTGCGCAATGTCCAGGGAGCCACCACGGCAAACGCGACCTGGTATGTCACCAAGGTCAGCGCCAACGCCTTCGACCTCGACGATTCGGTTTACGTTTCCGGTTACACCAGCGCAACCGGCGAATGGGTCAAGGTGCCGATGTTCGACTGGGAATTCCAGCATGCCCTTCCAGATTGCTGCTTGCGCGTTTTGAAGATCAACGGTGAGTCTGGCGGGCTGAAAGACGACTCGGACGACTTCAGCGTCGAGAAGGAGTTCATCCTGTGCAACAACGAAACTGTCAACATCACCTACATCGACGACCTGTCTGCAGAACCGAACCTGTGGCCGGCGGATTTCTGCAACGCATTCTCGTTCCTGCTGGCGTCCTACATGGCGCAAAGTCTCGCCGGTCCTTCGGGTCAGTCCCAGGGTCTGCGGCAGTCTTATGAAGGATTGCTGGCGCCCATGGCAAAAACTCGAGATTCACGCGAGGGCAAGAAACCACGCACGTTGCCCTTCCCTGATTCGCAATTGCTCCAGTCCCGTTCCGGTGTTATTCAAACCGCATGAGCGCATTCCACACTCTCAGCAGCAACTTCAACGGGGGCTTGGTGACTCCCAAAATGAGCGGACGCTTCGACCTCGACAAGCTCAAGTCGGGCTGCGTCGAATTGAAAAACATGCTTGTTTCGCCTTATGGGGGCGTGTTCAAGCGTCCTGGCACGCAGTTTGTGCGCCGAGCAACATCAGATGTGTCCGACCAAACTCGGTTGGTGTCCATCCGAGCCACTGGATTCGATCCTGCTTCTGGGGGAACTGTAACCGTCACCGAGAGTATTGTTTTTGAGATTGGCATAAATCGAAACATGCGCCCGCTTCAATTCAATTCCATTTATTTGAATCCGTGGGCAACTTCGACAGCTTACGTCATCGGCGACATTGTTGGCATTTACGATGCCATCAACGACGAAACTACTGTTTATTATTGCATCGAAGATCACACAAGTTCCGGTTCATTCGATTCATCAAAATGGTTCACACCAATCAGCGCTGGCGTTTATAGCGGTGACATTACAAACACCACGCAGGACAATATCATAAACATCCCAATCCCAAACGATTGGATCAATTACGGCACCGACAAGCTGCGCAGCATTCAAATCAACGATGTTGTTTTTTTCGTTCATCCAGATGTGCCACCGTATCGGTTGATCGCTCGAGATGGGCAACTGGACAATGCTGGAAGCACATGCCGGTTCAAATACCGATTCGAACCCGTTCCGTTTGACTTTGCTCCTGCGCTCGATGTCAACGAAACACTGACAAATGTGCAGGTTCAATATGATTACAACGACTGGGTCACTGCAACGTCTTACGCCGTAGGAGATCGAGTCATCGGCACCGATGGCAAGCTTTACACTTGCTATTCCGCGCACACTTCTGGATCGACCACTGCGCCCGTAACCGGCGCCAGCTATTTGACCGTTTGGAATCTAGGCACCAGTTCGGCCAACATTCCTGCATGGGCAAACGCTACAAGCTACACGGCTGGAACCTCGTTCGTCAAATACCGGAACGTCATTTACAAATGCACGACGAGTCACACATCCACGACACCGACATCGGGTGCTTATGGATGGATCGGCGGCAATCGCCCAGGAACTTCGCAGCTTTGGGCCAAGTTTTGGGAAGTGTCTGGCGGCGACTTTGATTTGTCCAATGTCGCGTTCAAACTTGTCGCAACGGAAAGCCTGTTCACTGCCGAAGACGAAGACACCATCTGGCGCATCCAGTTCGGCGTGGAAAAGTATTTCCGCGAGATGATCATCAACGGATCAAGCGTCGACCTGGGTCCAACGGAATCTATTTTTGTGCAGAATGCGTTCACTGTTTCTACCAATTGGAAAACAGGATTTGCGCCCATTTCGACCCTTGTTCTGAGTGAATCTGCTGACGGTGTCATTTGGCGAGAGCTTCGCCGATGGGAAATTCTTGATGTCGATGAAGGCAATATCTCATACGCTGGCGACGGCGGCAGCACCGGCACTTATTATCGTTTGTCCGGTTATGTGACCAGCGGCGGCGGCACCGCCAAACGCATTCGTATTGAGCCGGCAACCGCACTGCTGACGTTTCCCTTCAAGATCAACACCTACACCGATGCCAAAAACGTTAAAGGCGAACTGATCATCCCTGGCAGTCAGTTGCCTCCGATCAACGTCATCGGCGTTGCATCCAACAGTTTCCGCAAACCGGCGTTTAGCGCTGCGCAAGGCTACCCGTCTGCCGTGGCATTCCATGATCTGCGCTTGTGGTTCGGTGGCACTCGAGGTCAACCTGCTCGCATTTGGGCAAGTCAGACGGATGATTTCTACAACTTCCTGACCGGATCCCAGGACACCGATGCTCTGGACATCACACTGGGCGCAACCAAGCGCAACGAAATCAAATGGCTGCAGTCATTCAATCGCGTGCTAGTCGTTGGCACCAATCTTCAAGAATGGACGATCGACGGTGGAGATGAAGAGACCAGCATCAAGCCCAGCAGTTTTCGCGCACGCCCGCGCACGAATTACGGCAGTGGCGACGTTGCTCCCATCGTCATCGAGGAAGCGCTTTTGTGGTCGCCAAACTCCGGCAAAAAGCTGTTGGAATTTGCTTACAACTTCCAATCGGATGGATACACAGCACCCGACTTGTCGATCTTTCTTGGCCCCAGGCTTGGCATTGTGAAACGCATGGCATTCATGCGCAACCCGTTCCCATGCCTTTGGGTCGTCAACGAAGACG